ATATAATAAGAATCGACGATGTCGGAAACTGGGTTTCCGACATCTTTCTTGTCTGGACTAATAGTTCCCTTCAGATCTATTCCAGTCTCCATTAGAAATGCCTGATACATCTCTTCTTTGTTTGCGTTGCCCTTGCCAGCAGCTTGTTTTTTTACCGCACTCGGAGGAATCACTTCTACTGGAATACTTAGTTGATGCAGACGATATTTGAGAACGCCAGTGTTCTCTGCAATATGAAACACTTTACCCTTTGCGCCGTATGCATACCCTTCCAGGGCTATCTGGTCGCATCCTATGCACATCTGTAGTGCCCAGTCTGATATGCTTTCGAATCTGGCAAAATCAGAGTTCCAGTCATCAAACGGATCTCCACGAATATTGGTCAGGAATAATTTTTGATTTTTCTTTACATCACTCAGAAAGTAGAATGAACATCTCTGAAACTTGAAAGGCTCTGTGGAGTTAAACACACAGATGCTTGGACTCGTCATGGAATAATCTATACCTGCGATAATCACAAAGGTATTTAGGAGTATAAATAGGGTATATGAAAAGCTTTATTGAATTTTTAATGGAAGAAGTGGTAGACGTTTATCATCGAACAGACCCAACGAGTGCTTTAAATATTCAAAAGAATGGTGTTAGAGCTTCAGGATTAAGTGTTTATTTAGATCCAAAACAAGCAGCTGATTATGAAGGAGCAAAATCTAATGATTTTGTTCCTAAAGGATCACCAACAATAACAGGAAAAGTTTCGACTAGTCAAATGATACCTGATATGGAAATGCACCCAGGAGCATTTAATAAGGTGTACGCAAACATATCTAAAATGGATAGACCGCCATCGTTAAGTAGGACTTCACAAACAGCAAGCGGAAATTTTCAATATAATATACCTGGAATAAGACGTAACCCAGAAACAGGTAAAGTAGAGCCTGGTTACAGTATAGTATATTCTAGTGATGGTCAAACATATCGTAAAGCTCACGAGACAGACCTTAATGATTCACGCCAGCATCCATATATTGATACTCGTTCTCAAACTCTAGTTGGTCCAAATGAAACAAGAGTATTACCTGTAGATAAACCAATAAAAATTGGTGGTCCTACAAATCAAGGTGAGCATGGTTTTAAAGAAGCAGGAGATCTAGATAAAATTACTTCTAAATCTGGTCCAGAATCAAAAAAGAAAATAACAAAAGAATTTTTACAATCGCCAGCACCAAATAAAGCATTGAGAACTACAAGTAATGTACAAGATATAAAAATAGTTTCACCAGAATCTATTCCACATAAACCTGGACTTGCTGGAAAACTTGGAATTGCTGGAGCAGCTTTAGGACTAGCCACAGGAGCTAGTGCAGCGGATTTAGTGCATGGTCTAAATCCTTTAAGTGTTCTTGATGGTGGTTCTTTGGGTACAGATGATGTGTTAAAGAACGATGAAGATAAGGAATCTGATTATGATCCTGCTCGTTATTTAAAACCCAAACACTCTAGCCAGAATAATACCAAGTAAAAAACTACAGGCTGCAACTAGACCTCGTTGAACCCTACTCATTGATCTTCTCCATTTGTCTGATCCAAGGAACGTACAGGTCTACTCGTGCAGCAATCTGATCCACCACAGAGTACTCCATAATCATAAGTGCAGATATTACTCCTGTAAGTTTGCCGCCGTCTTCAAATACTGCACCTCCAGAATCACCAAGCCAGATGTTTCCTTTGTGTGCAAGAAAACGAATATAGGTTGGTTGCTCCACAATGGTTCCGTAATACCAGAATGTGTGTTCATTACTAATTTTTTTAATTTTATGAGAGAAGCCAACTGTTGTTAATAGCTCTCCTCGCTTTAAATCTTGAGGATCTGTCTGTAACTCTGCAGGAGTTTCCAGACACGCCTCCTCTAAGAAAAGTAAACCGATATCATTTTTTCCGTAATTCTCTTCCGAGTAGTCTGGGTGCATTACAGATTTTTTAATTTTGTAGCACTGGTTATTTGTTCGGAAATATTCTAATTCAGAATCTTTAATTACGTGTGCTGCAGTAACCACAACTTTAGGAGCAATCAATGTTCCACTACCAATGAACTGACTATTAGTGACTAATATTTCTCCAACACATTTATAGGTATCTACACAGTCCTCAGTTACTACTGTGAAACCTGGATAATTGTCTACCTCTAGAAAGTCATCAATCACAGTTGCTGGACTAGGAAGATTGATTTTAGGTAGTACAGGCTTTGCTTCTTTGTGCTTCAAGAGGAGCACCACGAAGACTACTGCGAAACTTATTGCAGCAAGCCTGAGGTATTTCATACATTAGTATGTATACAGGTAAAGTTAAAAAAGCCTAAATAAAGTAGAAAAAAGGAACCCTTTATGCAAAAACCAGTAAACAGTGAAATTGATTTGATCAGAGCGATTTATACCAGAAGTAACGATTTATTGCTAGAGGCTAAGGCTAAGAAGTTGACTCCTAAAGAACCTGATTTGTATAGTGGAGTTGCTGCGCCTGTTGCGCCTGTGGTTGCTGCGCCTGCGCCTGCTGTTGCATCTAAGACTACCAAAAGTAAGTCTAAATCTACAGCTAAAGCCAAACCTGCAGTTTCTGAGCCAATGACAGACACAACTACTGAGAGAGTAAATATCGATCCTATGACTAAAAAACAAGGAAATGCCGTATTTGCCAAACCAAAGGCATCAGTTTCTCCTGCTATCTCCTCAATTCCGATGAGTTCAACTATTTCTACTACTTCAACAAAATATGGCGATTCAAATGTGGCAACACCAGGGTCTTCAAATCCTAAAGATTTGAATAAAGATGGATCTGTTACTCCAACAGAAATGAAAGTAGTGCCATCACAAGCTTATATGATTGGTCAAGGATTAGGTTTACTTGGTCGCACAGTAAAAAATGCTGTTAATAGTCCAAAGGTAATATCTGGTGTTCTTGGTGCTGGCATATTAGCTGCAGGTATTTTGGGCAGAAATATTGGCATGAATCAGCAAATGCCAGCTAATAAATCAGTTACTCCAATTACTGCACAATCGGATACACCGCCTACTAGTTCATCCTTTGAAGCTCCACCAGATCCAGGACAACGTAAATGGACTCCGTATAATTATTTCACAGATCCAAAAAGAGTTGCTCCTATTAACGAACAACAAGAAATTACTGAATATTATCGCCAAGTATTGGCACAGAAATTAATGGAACAAGAACACTGGGGTATGGATAAAGTTAATCGTGCAATACAAGCAGGCGAGATTGATCCTACCTCATATGCTTCAGGCAGAAAAGGCATGGAACATATGTATTCGGCACTTGAAGGCGGAACCATAAGTGCACCCGAAGGCAAAGAGAAAGGTGGCGGTCAAAGAAAAGATGTAACTCTTGATACCACAGCAAAAATTAATGTACCTGCTGGTCAAAAAATATTTCCAAATAGTCGTTCAGCACAAGCAAGTCTTCACATGATTATGAGAAGTATGGGAAATATTCATAGTTCACAACCTTCAGTTGGTGGTGAAAAATTCCATCCTGCTCTTGCAGGAACAGTTCCTCATGACCCAAACACTCATGGTGCTCTGAATCAATTGGATCCGTCAACAATTGCTCATACTCAAAATCTCAAAAAAACTTGGAAAGAACAATAATTTAATTAGTTAGATCAACTAGTTCACACTTATCGCCAGTACACGCAAATGTCTGTGTACCCGTAGTCGTGTCTACCTTTTCATAGTTCTTGAGTTCTGACCAGTCCACATTGGTAGGAATCTTTAGCAGCAAAGCTTCGTATTCTTCCTTGGTACAGTCTTGGTATGGTGCCTGACGATACGAATGGTCGCTGTGTGGCAAGAAACTAATACCACTAACTTCATCGAAGTGCTTATATACCCAGGCACCAACTTCCATCCACTCTTCTTCACGAACCGTTACTGTGATAGACGGCTTGTGTTCACACCAATACTTTTGATACGTCAACCACAACTCTAGATGATCCAGAGCAGACATATCATTGCGTGTCACTGATCCTACCGCTTTCATGGGAAACGAAAATACCATAACATGATCAGGCTTGGTTACGTCAGGCTCTGCAGGAAAACCCTTATCCGTCATCATCTGGCATAGAGGATCCTTGCGATCTGCACGAACAGTACGAACATAATATTCGTTGTGACGAGCATGAATACCGCTGGCTGCGTCAACAAGTTGTGACACTGTTCCACTTGGCTTCACGCAGGTAATAGCAGCCGCTGCATTAATACCTAACTTCTTTGCCCATTCCGCATTTGTTGTTATTGCAACCTTCTTAAGGTCGGTAAGCAATGAGGCAATATCATCCTGAGATTCGCCACGCATAATATGATTATCTAAAATACCTGTAAGGGATACTCCCAACAGGGCTTCTTCTTCACAATTTTTTGTAAATTCGCTAGACAGATATGGGAAGTGTGTCAGGGACGCTTGCCATGTACCAAGAATAGCGGCAAGACGACACTTGCGTGTCAAAGACTCAATAGTGTCGTCTGCACGAACAACCACCTCTGTAAGATTACAGAATTGTCGGTCACGAAGAATGATTTCACTGCATGGATTTGTTCCAAACTCGTAACTGGCATCACGACGATCTCCTAATCCCTCTGTTTGCTTCTGGGCAGCGGCACGATTGAAAATACCTCGCTCACCACTCTTGCTCTTGTACAGGGAAACCCATTCCTCCATGAAGGTACCAATCTCTGGTCGTTCATTATACACTACGCTATTATTCGCAAGTGCCCGTTGTGGGTTGGCTTCCCACCATGCTCCAGTTTTTGCATCACGCATACGTTCATCGGTGAGGTTTGATAAACTGATAAGAGCAGATCGACGCACTCCTCCCACCACCACAACCTCCGCAACCTTACAGACAATATCATGGCATTCGATACTTGTGAGTTTGCGTCCAGCGGCACGTTTAAAAGTATCCACAGTGAACCTAAAGAGATCAACCAATGGTTGAGGTCCACTGGCTCTACCTCCGAAAGTTTTAAGCCTTGCCCCATGAGCCCGTACCTTAGAGACATCCCATTTTGGAACTTGACCTCCAATAAGTAGGGACACCAATTCCTTGTAAGCCTTAGCCCAACCAGCCTTTGAATCCTGTACAATAATTGTAGTGTCCGAATCAGTAAACTGCTCTGCAATTGTTGGTAATTTTTCAACGTATTGCCTTTCTACGGAGAATCCAACTCCTGTGCCACACATTAAAATATATAAAATTTCATCAAATGCTCGTACTCGATTAACAGCCACATACGAACAGTTGTATCCTGCCGTATGGTCTCGCTCTAGTGCTTCTCCTGCAGTCATCAGGGAGCGCATGGAAGGCATGATCTCTAGATTAAGAATTGCTTGGCGTAACTCTTCTCTTGTTGCCTTGTCCAACTTACATTTAGTGTTTTCCTTGAGATGACCGTCAAAGAAATGGAAGTAACGATTAACGGTTTCTTCCCAGCTCTCACGACGATTCTCCTCTTCTAGCCAGCGGCTGTAACGAGAAAGGTGAATGAATTGTTGAAATTGTGTTGGTAAATGCATGATAAGTTTCCTTTTAATTTATAAATTATTTAGTAAGAACATTCCAAGAGTTAGTAAACAATGGTTCAATTATTTCTCCAATAGCAGAAGCGTATTGTTGAACTTCCCATTGTGCGTGAGCATCTGATCGTTGTTTAAATATACGAGCAAATGCAGAGAGTGATCCAGTCCACCACCATTCAGTATACGTACTTTGTGGAAGTATGGCACGTGCTTGTTCTGGTGCCACTCCATTCTGTAACAAATACTTGTAAGTTTCTATTGCCTTTTCAATTATACCTTCACTAATCTGATCCAATTCAATAGCCAATGCTGGATCAACAAAGTCATAACTTCCTTGCTTTGCACCATTGATTGGAGCATTTCTCCAAACAGGAGTATAGAATTCTGGAGTGTCAGTGACATATCGTCGTGACATCTCATTCTCCACCATTCCCACTTTGTGCTTGAACAATTGTGTTCTTACAAAGATAGGTGCCTTGACTCTTAGTGTGATTTGAGGATGTGCGAATGGTGTCCAGTGCTGATGCTTTGCCAGATAATTAATTAGTTTTATATCTTTATCGGCAAGAGTGTCTTCATCAACCGACCAGTCACTTTCTTTATTGAATGATACACGAGCAGCATTGACCACAGTCAAGTCACTCCCCATATGCTCTACATACTCAACGTGTCCATAGTCTAAAATATTAATCTTCGTCTTCTTCATTTTCCTCATCCTCAAAATCTTCTTCGTTCTCTTCTTCAACATCCTCTAGGTCATCTATGTCTTCAAGATCAATCTCGAAATTTGTTACATCAACTCCTGTGTGATCTTTGGCATACGAATGAGCCTTTTCAAACAATTTCGGATCTGTTTCCTTTACGTATTCTATTAAAAGAAAACAAAAAATTAAAATCATATTTTCTGATTCAAAATCTATTTTTCTCATATCTTTTTCCAGTTATTGAATTTGATTTTGCCAGACAGACCAGACACGGTATTTTCTTTAATCGTTTTTATTAATTCTTTTTCCGTCATACCAGCCATGATCATGTCGTTCAGATCCTTATGCTTGATGTGGTCGGGCCAAACACAAACCTTCTTGTCTTGATCTAATAGTTTTCCTATTGTTAGCACTACTGCCTCGTTCCTTGGTTCATTATCTATAAGGTATACAAGAGATCTAGATTTCAAATGACTGGGAACATTTAAGGCATCACTAAGACCAATCATGGCAACACAATTAGGAATGAATAGAGAATCTAGTGGACCTTCTACCACATAGACGGTTCCAGTATCTACACGATCCAGACCAAACCATCCCTTGTGCTCTTGACCTTCGGTCTTAATGGTAATGTACCTAGCAGTCTTGCGAGCATTACGATCACCAGTAATACTAAGGGCTCTTCCTTGTGCTCCAACCAATTCACCCTTTTCATTCACGATAGGAATGACTAGACGAGAACTCTGCTCTAGTGCCTCTGCAGATTCCGAGTTAATTGTTCTTGCCCAAGTTCCAAAGTCTTCTGCATAGTACAGATACTTCCATGCGGTTCTAGGAATCTTTCTAAGTTCCACAAAGGTTCTGCACGGATGATTTGGTGGAAGTTCTGATACTGGAGGCAACTCTATCGTATACTTTTTCTTTATTTTTTTAATAGCCACTACTGGTTCTGTTTTCTTTTTTGTCTTTAGTCCGTCTCCATCCTTCCAGACTTCTAAAGAATACTCCTTACACAAAGAAGGAGAAACTTTCTCTAGAAAGCCGTACAAGTTACACGAAACTCCGCAGTTGTGGCACTTGTAGAAGTATTTATTCTTGTTAACAAAGAAGAATCCTCTAGTTTTGTTTTTATTTTTGGAGGAGTCTCCGCAGATAGGACAACGACAAGAAGCAAGAGTATCTTTCTTCCAGGCGAACTTTTCCAGGCTTGCTCCTACAAAATTAACAAACTTTTTGTCGATGTACATACTCATACCTTCCATCCTGTAAATTTGTCTGATTTCTTGAACTTGTTATTGAAACGTTGTTCATCATTATCTGGTGGACTCTGCGGATTACTATCCGACAACTGAGGCTGTTCCGACTTCGGAATATCATACAACTTCATCTTGGCTCGATTGATTCCAAGCACAAACTTACGATTAGCCACCGTGTCGTTGTACCGATTCTTTAACTGCTTAACCATGATCTGATTGATTTCATCTAGGCGTTCTGTGGCAATCAAGGCAATCATGAAGTCAGCAGTAGCAGGAAGACCAAACGATTCACTCGTATCTTCCAAACCAAAATCTGAATTACCAAACCCAACACGATTAACCTGTGTGGCTGACCAGATAGGAACGTTTCGTTCTGTGGCTAATCCTCGTAGTTCTTCTGCAATGGCTTTGATGTAGGTGTATGAGTTTACATTCGTACCCTGCTTCATTCTAGAGGATGCACAGATATTTAAATAATCTATAAAAATTACATCAGGCTTGAACTTCTTCTTGAGCCACAACTCATCCAACAGCACACGGAAATGATTCACACTGGAACTTGCAGTAGGATACTCTTTAATAATAAGTTTACCCTTGACTGTTTGCTTCATGTTATTGATTCTTTTGTCGTAGACTTCTTTGCTGAGATCACGCAGGGAATCAAGTGTAGTATCCAACAGATTTGCGTCGATGCGCTCTGCAATTCTTTCTTCTGCCATTTCACAAGTAATATAGAGAACGTTCTTGCCCTGCGAGATACAGTTAGCCGCATGATGACACAAGAACAAAGACTTACCTACTCCAGTTCCAGCCATAACAATATTAAGAGTCTTGTTTGGTGTACCACCCGCAGTAATCGTGTTCAAGTACTCTAGGTCAAACAGAACTCGTTGCTCTACCTTGTGATAGAAATCGTATCGAAGTTCCGTATCCTCTAGGTAATCGTGTCCGATATGAGTATCAAAAGACACAGACAAAGCCTTGCTCAAGATGTCAGGAATAGCCGTTTTGGTTTTATCCTTGCTCTTACCGTCAATGATGTGAATAGATTCCATGATGCCGTTGTAGAGAGCCTTTTCTTTACAAAACTTCTCGGTTTCTTCCACCAACCAATCAATGTTGTGCTTATCCGCTTCTTCTTTCTGAAACGACTCTAGCATCTCAATGCAGATATCGTAATCTGCCTGACTGATACCCTTATGCTTTTCTAGACAGATACTGATTGCCTCTTTTGAAGGACAACCGTTATACTGAATAACAAAGTCATGAATGCAGGTATACAACATCTGCACTGAGTTTCGATGAAAGTATTCCAAACTAATGAATGGAATAACTTTCTTGTAGAAGTCTTCTCGAAAGAGAAGTCCTTCTAAAAGGACATGCTCAAAATCTTTCATATTTTATTGACCGTATTTAAATTCTTTTGCTGCTGCAAGTTCTAGTTGCGTCATTACGTCTGGGGTAAAAAACTTTTCTGGATCATCGTTAATGGTCTTCTCGAAAGTCTTGTCTCCGTTAGGAAGTTCAATGCGAGTTGAGACCTTCTTAAATATACCATGCTTTAGAGCTAAGTCAAGTAATCCGTAATAAAGATTTAAGCCGCTGTCGTAATTTAGTCGAACATCAACCATTTGATTCTCTTTGGTTAGGCGACTCTTGTATAACTTGCAGTGAATAATGTTGCCAATAACCTGACCTTCCGAATCCTTGTCCTTCTTCTTTGACAAGAATACAATGGTGGATGCAGCGTACTTGAGACCTGAACCTCCGCCCATTTCCTTCATTGGAACATAGGATCCAATAACATCATAGGTATGGTTAGTCATAATAAGAGGAATTCCTGCCTTACCCAACTTCAGAGTAAGCACACGGAATGTACTCTTAATAACTTGAGCACGAGTCATGTCTCGGACTTCCTTGCCTTCTGTTGTGTCGTTGATTTCCTTGCTTGTAGACAACATTCCCAGAGAGTCAAGCACAACCATCATAGGCTTTCGCTTGGCGATATCTTGCTCTAGGTACTTGTCTGCAATAGTAATGAGTTGCTTGCGAAACTCTTCCACAGTCGCTACAGGAAAGATAGCCACACGCTTAGAGTCAATACCACGACTGATAAACATATCTGAAGTCACGGCTTGTTCTGTGTCAAAGTAAAGAACCACAGCATCTTTATTGTTCTCTAGGAATCGCTTCACCATGCCGATAGCAAAGTAGGTCTTGCCTGTGGCAGACTCGCCAGCCAAAGCAATGATCTTATTGTTGGGGATTCCGCCATAGAGGGAACCGCTCACCAAAGCATTAAATGCGTAACTGCCTGTATCAATAAAACCCTTAACATCACTGCCGTCAATACCATCTTCCACTGTGCAAGCGTATTCATTACCTGAATTTTTAATAATATCATTCAAAAAGCTCATTTTTTTCCTTTACTTTTATTTTTAAATTCTTCAACCGTTTCACAAAAACCAACAATAGTCAAACAGACAAATAATACAAAAAGAATTGTTACACAAATAAATTCCATCGTTATCATTCGAAACAACTCTCCAAGGTACTAATTTTCTCTACACTCCATTGTATCACATCTAGAATCCTTGTCAAGGGATCTTTGAAAGATTTCTCAAATTGTAGGTCTCGATTCACATACTTATCTAGGTGGAGTTCTTTGGGAATGTGTTGCATAAATGCAATTACTTGTTCTTTTCCGCTCACTATAGAGAACGGATTAGGTTCCTTCAAGTAAATAAATTTAATTTTATCTGCCTCAGCAATTTTTCTATATTTCTTCTCTAGATTATTCTTTTCCAAATAATCATTAAATAATAGGGATGCCTTCACCGCAATAGGAGTTCCCTTCTTATACACTGCCGTAGTACATTCGTATCGATCTAGACCAGACACGCTACGAGGAAACGCAATATCCTGTATGGAAGCCTTATTAAATTTATTCCTGAAATCTTCTGCAAATTCTTGAACGTCAAATTCCGTCTTATTCATAACAATACTAATAGCAGTCTTCAGTGCTGTACGCACCATTAGTGGTGTAGAACTCCTTGCCGTCTCAATACCAACAATCTTGAGTTCAGGAATCTTTAATAATACTCCGTCTTCGCCCATGATATTGTTCAGCATGTATCGTTTCTTGGCAGTCCAAATACCTTTGGTGGAAATAGACTCTCGCTTCATGTGCATCTTTTGCTTGTAGGCATTCATGGTATTGGCGAGTTCTTGATACTTGGCTTCAATATAAGGTTCAATCTTGTCTTCACAAATCTTTTGTATTACTTCAGCAATTCGTTCTTGAGACGGCATCTTGCCACCAAACACCTTCTGGACCACTTTGTCAAGACACAGGTAGATGGAATCGGTATCTGATGCTGCCACATAGTCTTTTCCTGTGGTACCAACCATTTTGTTGACAAACTCGTTCAGGGCTTTCTCGATCCAACGAATACTTAACTGCCCAGAAATGGTGATTGCTTCTGCGATATCTAGATCGTAGTAGCGGAACCATCGGTTTCCAATGGCACCGTAAGCGGAATTAAGTTGAATCTTGCGACACAACTGAAAATTATTATACTTGGAGATCTTGTACTCTAGAAGTTCTCGTTCCTTCTTGGTTGCCGTACTAGGCAGATTTTTAAGTTCTGCCTTGCAGTCCAACATCTTTTCCTTGTACATCTTTCGCTCTGAATACATGGTTTCCATCAGTTCAGGAAGAAAGCCTTGCTTCTCTCTTTTGAAATAGATGCCGTTAGAAGTAATGGCAATGTTATTTTCTTTGGCAAATTTCTGGTGATCTTCTAGACGAATAAAATTTGTTTGTGCATCATAGGATTCTGGGTGCAAAATGTCTTCAGGCTTCAGGGTATTTCGTTTACCCATCTTGTGCTTGGTTTCTGGAGACATATTATAATTAATAATTAAGTGAGGATACAGACTGTCCAAATCGAATGCCACAACCCATTCATGCAAGCCCACCATAGGTTCTTTAACATACGCTCCCTGAAACTGAGTGTCTTGTTCTTCTCCTGAAACCTTTAGAGGAATTGCAATCTTTTTATCGTTCAGATGGTGGTAGATAATAGAATCCCAAGTCTTAACCTGAGAAAAGATGTCCATGAAATTAACCTTGGCGTTATATGCCATAGCCACAACCAGTTCCATTAATTTCAACTTCTTGTCCAGTCGCTGCACCAGCACAACGTCTTGATTGTTGTACTCCATGAACTTCTGCCAGTCCTTGGTGTAGAAGTCCTTGATGCCGTCATACTCTTCGTAATTAGTCTTGGCTTCTCCCAGTTCCACGCTGGCAATATTGTTCAGGCTGTACGACTCCTGATTCGTGTACGTAAATTTAATGTACAACTCATAGTAATCCATGGTGGCAACACCAACCAAGTCGTATACGTTATGATCCTTGCCCTTACGATTAATTATTCGGTCACGCACTTGACGAAACGGAGACAATCGCTTTGCAGTCTTTTGGTCTATGATCTTGGCAATGCGACCATAGAGATACGGAATATCAAAGAACCGAATGTTCCAGCCAGTCACAATGTCAGGATAATTCTGTTCCCAGTACTCCACAAAACTTTCAAGCATGTCTTGCTCGTCCCCAAACACATGACATTCCACATCAGGAATACTGAAGTCGTGAATGGCAAACGAATGACGAACACCGTCCATCTCCACGGTAATGGCACTCACTCGCTCATTGTATTCGGTTAGAGAAGGAAATCCGTCTTCACATTCCGTTTCAATGTCTAGAAATGCAACACGCAGGTCTGCATAATTATAAGGAATTTCTCCAGAGTATCGTTCCGCAATATACTGGGCAACATAATCTTCGTTGCCGTATATCTGAAAGTTCTCAACATTTTCGTATGTGGTAAACATCTCTCTACAGTCAGACACATCTCCAGGTTTATACGCTTCAAGCGGAATTCCTTCTAGTGTATGCCACTCTACGTCACGCTTCAGGGAAGGTGTGAATAGTGTAGGCTGGAATCGAATAGTTCTTGTGCTTCGCTTTCCGTTACAGTAATAGATTTCTTTAATGTCGTTTCCGACAAGATGAACTGAGGTATAGAATTCACTCATTTATAAATGGTGGTTGGAAGGCGTACATCTCCGAACATAGTGGCATTATCATTAATACTTTTTTCAATTTCCATTTGATATTCTCGGTTAAATTTCTTTACTGCTTCGTTTAATAATTCTTGAGGCACTAATTGTGTGGAATTATACTCTGCATTTGATTTATTTGTCTTGTCTTGCAGGTAGGCATAGAACAGAACCATGTAATTAATCACATCAATAATTGTATCTTCAAATGATTCATTTTCCACTGCAAGTTTACCGCTTTCTGCAAAAGAAGAAAGACGACTCAATTTATCTGTGATTCGCACCAACATTCCAAGTTCTGTTGAGCAGATACCCATAGACTCGACACGAGTAAAGTTTGCGAAGGGTTCTGTGCCTCCACGACCAGCATAGTCACGATTTTTCTTGTCCATCAGTTCACGAGCACGGCGAGTAAGGTTTTCATGGATATTGAGTAGATCTTCACGATTCATAGTATTTTCCTTTGGTTGGTTTAATGTCTAGCAAACACTAAATCAAATATACCCTAGGAAAAGGCAAAGTCAAGTAAAAATTATTGAGAATTTGACCAAGTTTCACCGTCATCAGCAGCGGTTTCAAACAGTGTTAAATCCACACCTGATGCTTGAATATGTGGCATCGCAAGCATGATGCGAATATGTCCAGTTTGTCGCCCCATAATAGCAATAGGCGATTCGGGATTGATAATATTCACAGGATAGTTTCCTGCAATAATGATCCGAATCAGATCCGACACATCCTGCAATCCTTGAATGTGTTCTGCTGTATCTTCTGGTGTATATTCTGTACTCATAATATTATGTATTTAGTAAGACGGATACCATTTTGTGGTAGTTGCATCATAAGTCATAATCAAAGCCTTGCTGACAACTGCTGTGCTTGCCAGAGCAATATTTCCAGCGGCTGTTGTTGTGAATAGACCAGTTGGTATCAGTGTGATTTGACCGCCAGTGGTTGCGATTGTAGACGGAGCCGTAATTGTGGCTACGGCTGCGGTTCCACTAATAAACACAATTGAAGTTGTTGGAGCAATCGTTGCTGCGCTTGCAATGGTTGGTGCAACCTGACCAGTTGACGCAACTCCAAAGATGCGATTGCCGAGTGTGGTACTGGTTCCAATAACGGTTGTGTTGGAACCAAGACCTAGAGCGTCAATGCTTCCGATTACAACTTCCTTAGTTACGCTGTCTCCGCTTGCTCTTGATTGGTAACCAATATAGATATTGCTGTCTCCAGAAAGAGTGTGATCAACATTGGACGCAGTTTTATATCTTCCAGCACTATGACCAATTCCTGTATTTTGTGCGCCATTTGTGATGTTTCGTAGTGCAGCAGTTCCAACCCCAGTATTACTATTTGTTGATGTAATTGCATATAAACTTTCTAGTCCACACGCTGTATTTTGTGAGCCAGATGTTAAACCATACAAGGCATTAATTCCAAATGCCGAATTATAAGTTCCACTAATAACGCTTACCATTGAGTTGTAACCCAACGACGAATTTCCTTGACCAGTTCCAGCAGCATTTCCAAATTGAGATTGGTATCCAACGGCGGTACATGTCAGTGCTGTTGTTGCTCTGTACATTGCACTTGTTCCAATAGCAACATTTCCGTTTCCACTTGTAGACTTGGCTTGTAACGCATCTTTTCCAATGGCAACATTGTCGCTGACCGTAGTAGCTACCTTTAAAGCATTTGTACCAAACGCAAAGTTGTTGGAGCCTGTCGTGATTGCGCTGGCAGCATCTGATCCGATTGCCGCATTGTTGATGCCTGTGGTGAGTGCATCAAGCGTAAACTTTCCAATAGAAATATTATTATCTCCCTTGTTTAACAAGAGAGCATTATGTCCAACTGCAATACAATCAGAAGTTGTGACACCTGCACCTAATGCATCTGTTCCGATAGCAATATTTCGTGAGCCTATGGTGACTGCATCACCTGCCGCAGATCCCAGAAAAATATTGTTTGCTCCAGTTGTTCCTGCCGTTCCAGCACCTGCACCAAGCACCGTGTTTGTTGCCACACTGCCTCCACCACGACCAACACGAACACCATTGATGGCTATATCCGCAGCAAATGTTGCGCCACCTGCTGCATTAAATAATATATTATTTGCACTAGTGTCTGTGTTCGCAACAGTAAAAACTATCGGTGCAGCTCCAAGACCGTCCCATTCCAACACTGCGCCACCACTGCTTACCGTGACTGTGCTTCCAAACGTTCCTGTTCCTGAGATGTTTACTAAACTGTTGAGGTTTATTGCAGCAGCAGCAGAAATTGTTACTGCTTCATTAGTATCATCTACAATTATGTAAGTTCCACTACTATCTGTAGTCCAATCTCCAATATTGGTGATGGATCCTCCGCCGCCGCCGCCAGCATTTGCATTTATATAAAGAGTTCCTGCACTTCCAGCACCAAGAAGAGGCACAACGCTATCTGTGAGAACGCCTGCACTTGCAGTCAACTGTTTACTGAATGCACCTGTTGTGCCAGAGAAAGTCCCGCTGAATGTCGCACCACCCGAACCACTCAATCCCAATGCCGCAACAACAATTCCATTTTGATCCACTTGAAGTGTACTTGTTCCGCCTCGTGTCACATTAAACAAAGGAACATTTTGTGCTGTTCCGCCCTTCACAGTTAATCCAGTTCTGGTGCCCTGATATACTGCGGAGTTCTCGATTATTTGATATCCGTACACATAAAGGTGTTCTGTGTTTTGGCTGTAATTTAAATTACCAAGACCTTGTGAAAGTACCGTTCCACCAACCTGAAGTACTCCGTCTCGCACCCATAGTCCACCATTATTGGCAGCGGTGTTTGGCACAAACGCCATAAAGGTGGTGCCTGATCCGAATGTTACTCCTCCAGTTGATGATATTCTTCCAGAAACTGTGAGAGCAGAAGCAGAAATGCCTGCATTGAAACTATTGAGTGCAGTGAATGTATTTGCTATTGAAGTTGTTACTCCAGTAACAGCACCTGTGAGTCCGTTGAAAGATGAAACCGCCAATGAGGAAATATCGCTGTTCACCCATTGCGCTGTACCACTGTTCCACCGAAGAACTTGGTTGTTCGTTGGAGTTGTGGTGGTGACATCATTCAAGTCGTCTATAGACGCAATGGCGAGTCCACCACCACCAATGTTTGCAGTGTTTCGGAAAAGTCCTGCGTTTACAAACTTGGCTTTGGTTGTGTCGTTCAGAGCCGTTGCATTGCCTTGAACAATCAGCCATCCACAGAAAATACCTTGAGTCGCTGTGGATTCACTTTCCGAGAATTCTTCAAACGGAATGTTTGCTTGTGCATCAGTAATGCTGTTGTATTCCTGCCTTCCGTAGTACACACCAAGAAGTGTGGGTTGATCAGGCAGATAGAAAATTCGCTGAATGGTGTATTTGGCAGGAGTAACCGTATCAAGTGTTCCTGTGCCATCATCCAAAGAACCAGGAACGATTGCTCCATTAATGGTGGTGGTAAACGCACCGCTTCCGTTACGATAGAAGTGATAAATTGTTGTTACTGGTATGGCACTCGTATCGGTAACAATGTTGGGATTGTTTGGATCGTTGCTGTAGTTTCTTCCCATCGCATACGCTTTTCCTGCGCTGCGGTTGACTAGCAGATTTGCTCCATTAGCAGTGATTTCGTGTCCCGATAGTTTCAGATTTCCGAATGCACGAATAAACGGATCAAACTGCTCTGGTTGCCCATACGAAACATGGGGATATCCCTTGACCAACTGAATATATGTATGAGACAAGTGAAGCGCAGCACCCAATGGAATTTGTGAAGTGTACTGTGCATCAGTAAATGCAACATTCGATTGTACTAGTGAGCCACTGCTGTCTATGGCAAGCCATGTTTCGTCACTTGATGTCAAGCCGCTTAAAGTTACTCCTGTTTTTGCTGTCCACGTAACAGGGGTAACTGTTGGTATTGGATACACAGTTAGAGACCCACCAGGAGACACAACGATTCCTGCACCCGCAGTAATATCAACCTGTGCTGTGTTTCCTGCGTTCACACTAATCAAACCACCGTACAATAAACCTGTCTGTAAATTTTCTAGGAATCGTTGACCAGATACGCCTCTTAGTGTATCTGCATCTAAACCACTAGTAGAACCCTCAATAACACCAATACTAAAAATATTTCCGTTTTGTGTTAATGATATTTGATTTCCTGCAGTAATTCCTACTGCACCAGTGATGCCGTTGAATGAAATGACATAATCACCAACTGGACCTGTCACTCCTTGAATTCCTTGTGATCCTGTAGCACCAGTTGCACCTGTTGCGCCATTTATTCCATTAGAACCTGTTGCTCCTGTTACGCCCTGTGACCCAGTAGCACCAGTTGCGCCAGTGACACCTTGTGATCCTGTTGCACCAGTTGCACCTGTTGCGCCATTTATTCCATTAGAACCTGTTGCTCCTGTTACGCCCTGTGACCCAGTAGCACCAGTTGCGCCAGTGACACCTTGTGATCCTGTTGCACCAGTTGCACCAGTTGCACCTGTTGCGCCATTTATTCCATTAGAACCTGTTGCTCCTGTTACGCCCTGTGACCCAGTAGCACCAGTTGCGCCAGTGACACCTTGTGATCCTGTTGCACCTGTTACACCAACTACGTTAATACTCTGTCTATCCCATGCCGTGCCATTCCATGACCACGTTATGCTATTATATGCGTAGGTATTACCGTAAATAGGATTATTCGGAAAATCTATTGCCATATGTTTATTTTATATTTTATACTTACCAGAACCTGAGAGTTCGCCACATTTCCTGTCCGTTATGACGCATGATATAAAGATATTTCAAACCATCAGCAGTAGTTACAATTTCCATACGATTACCAATAATTGCACTACCTTGTGCATATGGTGTAGTAGTTTCACCATTCATTTGGAATGTTTGCAAGTCTAATGAATATACTCTTCCTGTTGAATCTTTAGTGAAGAAATATGTGTCTGCTCCGTCATAAACAAACATCGTGCCAGTTGTGAGCGTAACTGTTTGTGGTGTAAACACAGGAGATATATCCCATGTATTTGAAGGAATATCATAAATATCAAATCCGTTACTTGCACCACCACGATTCGAGATCAACCATCGTCCTGCCTTGGCAGTGTCCGTAATACCATACAACCATGTTATATTTGTTCCTGTTGAACGAGCAGCAATCTCGTAGATTACATACACCGAGGTTGTATCCGTAGTTACAGCAGATGCAATAGTCATTACTGTGGCAGTATTAGAGTTAATAGTAATTTCGTTTCCTATACCTGTACCTGCAACAATTCTTACACGCTTACCTGCAAGAATATTTACTGTCCAGTTCTTATTAGCATCAGTAATAGTTGTAGATACACCACCCGTAGTCACAACACCAAACGCATCTAAAATCTCATACTTCGTAGTTGCATCAGGTGTTGCAACACCCCATGATGCCACAGTAAGAGTAGTGGCTGTATTTGATGTAATTGTAGATTCATTGCCAATTCCTGTTCCAGAAACAACTCGTACTTTACAGTTTAACCACTGATTGATATTCCAATTTTTAGTGGAGTCAACAAGAGTTGTAGCAGTTCCAGATGATGCCCAACCGTCTCTTTGTTTGTTAAGAACTTTATTGGTTTGCATAGATCCAAAACAATTGATTTCTTGAATCGCATAACGACTTGTTCCGTTTACTGCCGCAGTAATAGTAGGAACTGTAATTGTTGTAGCAGTATTTGATGTAATTCTTCTACTCTGTATTGTTGGAGTAATACCAAAAGTCTGAATATGAACAATCTTTCCTGTATGTTCATTGGTTTCCCATGTAGCACTAGCATCTACCAACACAGTCACAGATTGAGAACTTGCAGCAGTTGGGGATGCCGCAGCAGCAGCATTTGCAGCAATAGAGAAAGTAGTAGATGATCCTACTCCAATATTTGCAAAGGTTGCATTAAAGGTAGTTTCGGTAGCACATCCTGCAATAGTTGCAGATTCACCATGACGAAAATCATGATTTGTGGCAGTTGTAACTACTGCACTTTTTCCAGTAGTTACAGTTAAAGTTAATGATGTACCACTACCACCTGTAGTAGCACTACTGGTCGTAGCAGCATAGTTGATGCCACTATTTGCAAGTTGAACAGAAGTAACAGCACCACCTGTTGTTACACCAGTTACATATGCTGTACCAAGAGTTCCTGTTGTAGAAAGAGTAACAAGATCACCGACAACATAATTTGTTCCTGCTGCATTCACTGCAACTGTTAAGATACCAGTGGCGTTGTATACAATACCAGATACAGCATACCCTTCGTGTGGTGCGCCATATGAGACACCAGCATATGGAGTTGCAGAAATATTTCTAGCAATTCCTGTATCACTCATATGACCAGTTGACCAAATATCTGCTTCTACTCCATATTGAAACAGTGCAGAACTTGCATTTCCCGACAACCATAGTTTATCAGTATCTCCATATATTGCATATTGTGAAGTTGCATCAGGTGTGATATCCCATTTTCTACCAATAAACATGGTTGTGTTATTGTGTCCAACGATTCTTCTTCGTTGTCCGACACCAGTACCACTTGTAATACGAACCTGATAATTTGTATAACGATCATAATCCATCGTTACACCACTATTTACTAGTGTTCGTGAGGTTGCAGACGATGCAGTGAGTCCACTGACATATGCACCTGCGGCTTCACCTGTTCGATCTATAGAAAAATCAGTTCCCAGTGCAGCAGTTAGGTGACCACCAATAGGTGTCTTAGTCATCCATGTATCAGTTAAAATATCATAAAATTGCATGGAAGAAAAAGGAGTGGCTGCTGCAGATGAAATTAACCACAAACCACCACACAGAATCAGATAAACAGAAGTTTCGTCTGGTGTTACAGTCCATGCAGTATCTACAGTTAATACCGATGATTCAATCACATAGTGTGCCTGTGATCCTGCTGTTGTTACAGGAACAGCATATGGAGTAACAGCAGAAAATCCCGTATTGTTGAAAGAATCAATTGCTTGAAAATTCGTATCCATGAAAGTCAATGAAGTCGTATCATTAAATGAAATTCTACGAATTTGAGTCTGCCCTGTTCCGTAAACTAAACGGCATTGATAACCATCCCATTGGTTGACTCTCCATTTCTTTGTAGAGTCTGCAATAGATACAGTTGTTGTAGTATTTGTAGTTGTGGTGATAACACCAAAGTCTGCTATTTCTGCATCTGCTAGTTCAGTAATGGTTCGTTCTTGTCCTGC